TTCTAAATAATCCATCATTTCATACATAGGCTTTGCGCCTCCTGCATTCTTTACAGCTTTTGCTGTAACAACGAATTCACCATTGCTTAAGTATGCGGGTATACTATCACTTGTTCCCGTTCCAGGGCCATTCAACATTCCTTGAGCTCTTCGTGCATCTTCAGGAAAACCTCCTTCAGCTAACATAGCAATACCTTCCATTTTCTTTAATCCATTAACCGGTTCATTTATCATACCACCTTGAGCAGCTTGTAAAGGACTAACGATGTTTGATCCAGCAAAATACGAAGGAGCAAAATTAAGCGATGCTAGTTGTCCAAAATCTCCTGGATAAACATTTGTATCTACATATTCTTCTTCTTCATCGCCGCCCATGAATGCACTAAAAAGCTGTGGTGCTTGCTGTGCTAACATTAGACCAGCCAACACTCTTGATTTACTGTATGGTTTCGTTGGGTCTCCCTCAGTTCTAAATAAATTTGACGCTGTTTCAAAAATTCCTTTTTTTACTTCTGGTACAACAGGAGTTCCTCCTGACGTTATCGGCGCAACTCCTTGCCCTCCTGCAAGTCCATCAACTCCTGTGTAAGTAGGTGCTAACTTAGCGCCTTGAAATAACGTACCTAAACCACCTTCTTGAATACCTTTAAATATAGAACTTCCTAAAGATCTACCACCCGCTTGATTTCCTAAATTAAATGCTTGCGTTCCTTTACCAAGTCCCGCTAATCCTCCAGCCATAATACCTGACATCAATGCTTGTCTTGGATCTTGTCCTCCTATTAAACCGCCCGCTGTTCCTGCTGCTCCTACTAATAAAGGACCTGCGCCAGGAATAAACGATGCTGCTATAGGTAAAAGAACCGGTGCTGCTTTTTTTATTTTTTTAAATAGTTTTTTTAGAAAGAATTCTGGTTGGCCTGTAACTGGATTGATTGAGTTAAGATTACTACCAACAATATACTCAGCCGGATTAATACCGAGTTTTGCCATAGAGGAAAACACTTGATCTCGAAGTTCTGGGTTTTTATCAAAAACCTCCATCGGAATGATGGTTTCACCTGTTGCTACATGAGCAATAGTGTCATCTTCAAAACGTCCTAATTCTCGTAAAGCTCCGACAGCGTCTTGAAAATTAGCCAATCCGCCTTGTTGTAGTTTTAATTTTTTCATAATCTCCTAGTAGTGCATTATCTTAATGTAGCAAGGAGGCAAAACTTGAAACGTGAGCCAATTTAATACTATATTTATAGGCAAATATTTGCTATATGACAATAGATATTTGCAAGTAGAAAGGAAAAGCATGGCTAAGAAAAAACAACCTACCGAACAAGTCTTACAGTTTGACACTATTAGACCTTTTGGTCCAACAATAATGAGAGGCAAGATGCCTGACTTTATTACTGAAATGTTAGATAAAAAAGCAACAGAAATGTTAACGGATAAGAAATTATCTAAAGAGTTTGATCACTCAGGTAACTTAGCAGGTAATGTTAAACAAGAAGTGCGTTATCCTCAAGACTGGATGAACACCGAAGAGTTTATGCCAATGGTACAACTGATTGGTGAGATGGTTAAAAATTATATTTCTATACCACCAGCAAGTGAAACTATTTCACCTGATTATGTAGGTAAAATGGTTATTGAATCTATGTGGTGCGTGAGCCAGTGGGCGGGAGACTTCAATCCTTTTCATATACATGAGGGTCAACTATCAGGTGTATGTTACTTACGAGTACCGCCAAGTCTACCAGCAGAGTATGCAAAAGAAGATCACTACCCAACTGTAGGTGATATATGTTGGTTCAATGGTCAAGCAGCGACGTTCAGTGGACACAAACATCAAGAGTCACCAAAGGTTGGCGATATATTTTTGTTTCCAAATTGGTTAGCACACGGCGTATATCCATTTAGAACACCAAATGAAGAACGACGATCGGTTTCTTTTAATTTACATTTAATTAAAAAAGACGAGCCACAGCCTTTAGATAACTAATGTTTGACATCAACAAAGTACCTATGGTCCGTGTGACGTGGTTAGATGCCCGTGATACAGAAACAGGTTGGCTTGATATAAAAGATGTTGTTGATGCTCCGTTGGCCGTGTGCCAAGAAGTAGGATGGATGATTCATAATGGTCCTGAAAAAATAATTATTATGCGTTCTTATAGTAAAGACAAAGAAGATATATCAGGCGGCGGTGCTATCGCTATACCGAGCGGATGGATAAAGAAAATAGAATATTTAACAGTGAGTTATGCAGAAAATTAAAAAAGCTTATAAAGATAAAAGTTATGTGCTGTTAAAAAATGCAATTAATTTAAAATCTTTTGGATTAAATTTTGATTTTAATAATTTATTTGAATTTTATAATACTTATCCTATAAGTAATTACGTATCAAAAAAAGAAAACAACTCAAATGTTTTTCAAATGCTTAATGTTGTTAATAAAGATACAAGTATTTTTTTCAATGTTTACCTTACTCACCTTAATAATATTATGAAAAATACTTTTAATTATAGTGTAGGTAATTTAGATTTTTTTTTCTCTACAAAAGGAGAAGTGGGTCCTAGACACATTGATCCCGAACACGTTCTTATTTTAGGTATTTATAATAACACATATTATCGTATTAAAGGTAGAGATGTTAAATTATGTCCAGGTGATCTTTTGTTTATTTATAAAGGTAATATACACCATGTTTTTTCTTCAACAGAAAGAATTGTTTTATCACTATCATTATGGGACAATAAATGACTAAAATATTTATTGGCACACCTTGTTATGGCAACATGCTGACAGCAGATTATTTTAAAAGCTGTCTACAACTTACAGCTTTAGCAGCGCAAAAAAAAATAGAATTACAATTTGGAACTATTGGTAACGAGTCTTTGGTAACAAGGGCTCGTAATACATTAGTGCAGTTATTTATGGATAATGAAGACTATACACATCTTTTGTTTATTGATGCTGATATTGCTTTTAATCCTGAGTCTGTATTCCGTATGCTAGACTTAGATGAAGATGTGGTAACGGGCGTGTATCCACGAAAGGTAATTGATTGGACAAAAGCAATTAGAAGAGTAAAGGAAAACCCAAAAATTAAAGAAGATGAATTACATGCAGCATCTTTGCAATATAATTTGAATGTTAAAGATCCAAAGAAAGTAATGGTAAAAAAAGGATTTATAGAAGTATTAGATGGAGCCACAGGATTTATGTTAATTAAAAGAAATGTTTTTAAAAAAATGGCATTGGCATATCCTCATCTTAGATTTAAATCTGATCAACACTTAGGAGATCCTCATGACAAAACCTTTGGCTACCATGACACATCTGATTGGAACTATGCTTTTTTTGACACAATGATAGAGCCTGATACCAAAAGATATTTGTCAGAAGACTATGCATTTTGTCGTTTATGGCAGAAAATAGGTGGTAGAATATACGCTGATATTGTTAGTGGTGTAACACACATGGGTAACTACTCATTTAAAGGTAACGTAGCAACGCAGTTTGAAAAAAAATGAATTTTAAATATTATTCTTCAAATATTATTGGATGTGAAAATTTTTTACCATCTTTGGCTTTACAAGACATACGAATAGAACTTTCTAATAACAGAGGTAATTTTAATACTCCAGTTTGGAATAATTCTAAAAAAGAAGAATCTCATCATTTTTTTAGTAGTCATTGCGGTGGTTTTGATTATTGGATACACCACGGCGAACAAAAATTAAACAACCAAAAAATTATAAATTTACATGAATGGTTTTATAGTCAAGGCCTATTTACTTTTATAAAACAAAAAAAGAATGTTTTTAATTTTTTAGAAAAATCTAGAAAACATAATATACATGTTGTCGCATATAATCATGATGGTTATTATAATTGGCATAAAGACTCAGAAATGTTTACTTTTAATCTTATTTTAAATCAAGGAAACGATTTGTTAGGTGGGGACATGCTTTTTATGGATGATGGTAAAATTATAACCATTCCTAATCAAGATAACTTTATGGTAGTTTTTCCTAGTTATATTGACCATGCAATAACTCAAATTAAGTCAAAGAACGGTAAAGATGTGCCTTTTCCTCAGCAAAGATTTAGTATACAATATTGGGTCATGTTATGAAATTAGTAGATTTAAAGTTCCAACCAGGCATTGATAAACAAGATACCGCTTACGCAGCAGGGGATCAACGTAAATATGTTGACTCAAATCTTGTACGCTTTCACTATGGAAAACCTGAAAGATGGAATGGTTGGTCTTATTTACCAGATCCAAATAAAACTATTGTGGGCGTGGTCCGTGATACGCATAGCTGGATTGGTTTAGATGGAACCAGATACCTTGCTTTAGGTACAGACAGAAAACTATATTTATACTCAGGTAGTGCCCTTTATGACATTACACCAATCAGAGAAACAGCAGCTTTAACAAATCCATTTACGACAAACGGTACAACAACAGTCACTGTCACTGACGCAGCCCACGGCGCTATTGAAGGAGACTTTGTTACCTTTGATTCATTCTCTACAATAGATGGTTTAGACATGAACAACGAGTTTGAAGTTACAACTTATGTTGACGCTAACACATACAAAGTAACACACACTGACACAGCCTCTGGTTCTACTTCTGGTGGAGGTGGATCAGGTAATGCTAATTATCAAATCAATATTGGGGAGACTGCATCAACTTATGGTTATGGATGGGGCACAGATACTTGGAGTGCTGGTGCATGGAATGAACCAAGCACATCTTCAGATGTAACTGTCTTCGCTCGTAGTTGGTCATTAGATAATTTTGGTGAAGATTTAATAGCCACTGTATTAAACGGTAAAACTTTTATAAAAGATATTTCAGGTGCTATAGATGCAAGAGCAACTGCTTTATCTAATGCTCCTACTGCATCTAGATTTAGTTTGGTATCAACGGATACAAGACACTTAATGATTTTTGGTACAGAAACGACTATTGGTACACCTGCTTCTCAAGATGATTTATTATTTCGTTTTTCTGATAGAGAAGACGCAACTGATTATACACCAGTAGCAACAAATGAGGCTGGTTCACTGCGTATATCAGATGGTTCTAGAATAGTAGGTGCTGTTAAATCATCAGGTCAAATACTTGTTTGGACAGATACATCTTTGCACGGTATTCAATTTGTTGGTACACCTTTTACTTTTGGTTTGAGACAACTTGGCGCAAACTGTGGATTAATAGCACAGCATGCAGCAGTAGAAATAAATGGTCGTTCTTACTGGATGTCAGATAATTCTTTTTACATGTATGATGGTGTTGTCAAAAAAATGCCATGTTCTGTACAGGATTATGTGTTTGATGATCTTAGTTACACAAACAGAAATGATATTGCTTGTGGTATTAACACAGCTTTTAATGAAATTATTTGGTACTACCCTTCAGCAAATGCTACGGCAATAGATAGAGGAGTTGCTTATAACTATTTAGAAAACACTTGGTATACTGTTAATATTGGAA